CTGCTTTTGGAATGGGCAATTTCCTTCGGCCGCCAAAACGGGGTCCAGCAGTGGGGCGATCACGCGGAGGCCACCAATGCCTGAACCAACTTTGAACCTGTACCAATACGCCATCGCCCGGGCTTACAAACAGTTGCTCGAAGCCGGAGAGGCGGAAAAGGCGATCGCGTTTGCGCGGCTGGTGCGGGAGAACGGGTTTTTGTGGCGGATGACTGAGGGGAAACCGGAAGGAGGCCAGGCATGAAGTACCGAGCCATTTTGAACGATCCGGGAAATTCGACGATCGAACGCCCGAAGCAGATTTACGGGCAGGCGAAACCAGCGATTGACGAGTGGGCGGCCACGGTTTTACAGGGCGCCGTTTCAGACGACGCAACCGTGGAGATTTACGAGACGGTCGAGAAACGAATCGACACGATCGCCAAACCGAAGCCGGCGGAGGTTACGAAATGACGCTCCAGGAAGCAGTGAAAGCCTTCGATCGAGTTCACCCGATCGATGACGACAAACTCACCATCGACGGCGAGCATGTGGGCATTCCCTACTGCTGTGATCTACCGGTGGTGCTCGATACCAGGAGTGGAATATGCCGGATTTTCTGCGGGCAGTGCCGGCGGGAAATCGCGCGTGTCGTTCGCGTCCTGCCCCAGAAGTGCGATGAGTCGCCTTGCCTAGACTGGGCGGTGACGACCTGGGGATCGAAAGGACCCTTCCGCGATCTCTATTCCGCCGACATCTTCGAGGCCCTTCGCCAGGCGGTGAAGCTGATTCGGGACTGGCACGGAATCAACATGCGAGACGATTCCGAGCGCCAGGCGTGGCAACTGTATGCCGCCCACGCCCCGGAGATGCGGCCGATTATGCGGATCTTGCGAGGTGAGAACCGGAGGCCTCTATGACCCGCAACGAAAACGAAATCCAGCGGGCGCACGACATCCTGGTCGCGGTTCTCCGAAAAGAGACGCCACCGATTCAGATCGATGCAATGGCGCTAAACGCACTCCACGTTGCCGCGGACACTCTGTGCTGGGTGCTTCACCACGATTACAACCCGGCGTTTGCCGACAACCTGGCCTTGATCGAGCGCGCACTGGGCGGGCGCTTCGAGGAAAGGCCGAATTGAAGGTGATGATATGCGCACCTTACCTGACCCTCCCCCGAAGCTCAGGCGCGGTCCTCACGCCAGGTGTGGCGATTGCGGCCGGTGTCCACGGTGTAAAGCCAATATTCGTTGTCGGCGCTCTTACTGGGGTGATCAATTTACCGATTTCGCAGGTGAACCCTCAGACGAAGAGTTAGATTTCCGGGCGCTGCAAACCATGCCCTGGAGACAGGAGGCGCGATGACTCCACTTTTCGTGCTCGATGAACTCATCGCGTGCGGCTGGGGAGAAACGCCCCAGTTCCTCATCCCGCCCGACTGGTTCGAGAGGCCGGGGCCTGCCTACGATACCGAACTGGCACGCAAAGCACGCGGCGATCGCGGGCCGGTGAGCCGGAACTGGCGGGTCCGGCGCGTGCGCTACCTCGCGCGTAAGAGATCCGCGCGGAGGGCCTGTGCCTGAACTCTTCCCGTCCGGCGAATTCACCGTCGTTTGTCTCGGCTGCGAACGGGAACGCGAAATCGAGTGGGTGAAGCCAGGCGAGACGAAGTACAAGCCGTGCGCGGGTTGCGGCGCGGTCGGGATCAAAGTGCTGGTCGAAGGCCAGGAAGCCTACCAGGAACACCACAAGAAAAAACCCTTCCGGCAGCTCTACCACCTGCGGTAAAAGGCGTCGGATTGGGGTTTCCGCGCGCGGGTAAAGTAGTGCCCATGAGCACCCAACCCGATCCAGTCATTTCCAGTCCGTTGCCGGCGCCTTTTTCGACAGGTACGACTTTGGCGGACGCGCAACTCAACCAACTGGAAAGCTCGAAGATCATGGTGGCCGCGCTAAACGGCAACCTAAAAACCCTGTACCTTACGGCGTTCAATAACTGGGCCGCGTCCGTGAATGCGGGTAGAATCCCGAACACGAACCCGCCGCAACCGCCTCCCGCTTACATCGTTTCGCAGCCTGACGCGAATGGCTTTCAGTGGCCGATCGTCGGAAAGCAGGCTGTTTGTGACGTCCCTCCCATTCCGGCGGACCACTTCACGCCGGCGCCGTCGCTGCCGAAAACGGTCCCCGGTATCGGGCACTGGTCGAGTGGAAACTGGTACTCGTGCCTGCATAACAACACCTGGGACGCGACCATGGGCAACCCTCCCGGACAGACGATGCCGATCACGATTGATCCTTCGCTCGGCGGACCCGCGGCCGATGGACAACCGCACATTTTCCAGTTCTACCCGGCTCCGGTCGGTGAGGGCTGGTGGTTGATGACGAGGTAAATTCACTATGCCGCAATTCATCAATCCGGCGTGGATCGCCGACCTGAAAACCAAGTTTCAGCGTGTCCTCGACGCGCAAGGCGCGATGGGCGACGCCTACTTCGCCGCGCAAGCGGCCGACAATAACGTGACTACCGCGCAAACCCAGCTCGGCCAAGTGACCGTGCTCGTAGGCACGCTCCAGAATCCGGCGGACGGGGTGGCGATCGTCGCGGCGGCCGAGCAGCGATTAAGCCAGGCTCAAGCGAACGCGACGGCCGCACATTCGGCCGCAAACGCGCTTCGCGCCCCGCTCGTACAAGCCGAAATCGACCTGATCAACATGTTCGGGTCGGTGGCGGATGGAGCCCATAACCCAGTCGGCGCCGGCGGAGGCGAAATCGTGCAGGCTCCCATCCTGCCATCCAACGGGTGAGGTGCTCACCGTAGTCCAGAAACGGGCCAGGCGCGCCGCTTACATGCGGAAATGGCGGCGGCAGCGAATCGGGAAAGTGATCTGCCCGGTTCGCATGCGCCTGGTGTCTGTTCCTTTCCCGCGCCGCTTCGTCACTTCGGCCCAGCTCCTCGATGACTATGCCGCGTTGTTCGGAGATCGGGCGTGATGCGCGCAAGTATCCTTGCACTCGCGGCCGTCGCGATCGCGGCCAACGCGCAAGCTCCCACGTTTCCACGGCTCTACACCTACTACATGGTTCCCCCGTCGAATACATGGGCGTGGCAGCCGGTCGAGGTCGATTCTCCGATTTCGCTCACGATCGATTCTGCCGGCCTGGCGCATCTCTCCAGCTCCCGGAAGTACCGAATCCCCGCCACGTTCAACGGCACAGCTTGGACGCTTCCGGATGCGCCGCGCGTGGGATCGCTCGAATGCTACCTGAACGGGGTAGCAGAGACGGGGTTTTCGCTCGCCGGCGCCGCGCTCACGTTTTCGTTTCCAACCTCTGCCTCAGACCAGGTGACTTGCTCCTATGACCGGTGACATGCTGTCGCAGCACTTCTCGAGGAAGGAATTCGAGTGCCCGCACTGCGGAAAGTGCGAAGTAGACCCTGATCTGATCGATTCTCTCGAGAAGCTCCGCGCCGTCCTGGGGAAGCCGATCATTGTGCACTCGGGCTATCGGTGTCCCGAGCACAACGCGGCCGTTGGAGGGGCGCATGGGTCAGAGCACATGGAAGGGAAGGCGGCAGATATCAGCGTCCAGGGGTTGGCGCTGTGGCAATTGAAACTGGCGGCCGTCCAGGTGCCGCGATTCGCCGAGGGCGGAATCGGCAGCTATCCCCAGGACGGCCACCTGCATCTCGATGTACGCGCTAATCCGGCGCGCTGGTCAGGTTAGGCGGGCGGGGCGGGAGGCGGAGGAGGCGGAGGCGTGACGGTATTCGCGGCCACGGCTGCTGCCAACGGCGAGGCAGAGGTTTGAAGCTGCGTTACTAGCGCTTCCAGATCATCAGGCGACGCTCCATTCGCAATCGCCGTTTTCAACTGCGCGGCGATCCCGTTGATGAGTTGGAGAGCGGAATTTTCCGTATTGGTGTTTGCGGTAATCTGCGCTTGCAGGTCCGCGAAGGCTTGCGCGGTGGTCTTACTCGTCGCCATTAGGTCCCCCTTCAGTGCGTTGACTGCGGCTTCGATGCGATTCAGTTGAGGGCCAAGCGCTGCTTGTACAGCTTTTGCGAACGCCGCCTGAGTTCCGAACCACATCGCCCACCAGAATACCCACCCACCGAGAAGTGAATCCGACGCCACCGACCGAGGCTGTACATTTTCAAAAGGAGGGAGAAACCCCTATGCATACAGCGTTTTTAATGCTCGGTCAGTTCGTGATCCCGACCGACAACATCCGGTGTATCGACCAGAATTACCCGCGCCCCGCGCAGGATGGTGGCGGGACAATCGTGCGCGTGTGGTTGAACTCGGCAACCCCGAACCTCGGCCAGTTCACCCCGCCTGGTCACAACCTACCAAACTACCTGGATTTCACCGGCGCGCAAGCCCAGCAAATCCGGCGATGGTGCGATAAGTCGGTGGCCGCCGGTCAGGTGACTGTGGTCTTGTCGGCAGTGGGCGAGACCGACCCCACGAAGTCGACGACGAAGGTGGGCCGGCCTGCGAAAAAGGCCACGAAGAGCACGGCCGAGGCCGCGACGGCAGCGAGCTGAGTAGGCGACAAGGGGGCCAGATTGCATTCCACCAGGTAAAAAACCTGGTTGCAATTTTGTGGACGGTTGAAACCGCAGATGGCGATGGGAACTGGTCCCCTTCAAGAAACAGAAAAGGCCGCCCTACGGGAGACAGGCGGCCAATCCTGCGATTTTCGTTCGATGGTCAGTCACCATCATACCGAGCTGGTTTTCCGGCGGCCAGTCGCGGTCAACCAGGCGCCGTAGGGGCCGAGGTGGTGATGCCCGGAACGCGGATCTCGCCACAGGGTAGTGCGAACGGGGATCCAGCCGGCCGCCAGCAATTCTCGAATCATTTGCTCAGTGGTCGGAGATTCGGACAGCTCGCGCACTCGAGTCACCGGCCGGCCGCAAAACTCCCGACGCGACGTCGAGGCGTCGGACAATTTCCAATTCCACCATTGGTACCAGTCACGCCGCGAGAGGGAGTGTATCCACTCGTCCCAGGTCATTTCGAACGGGCCATCACCGGCGAGGGCCTGTTCTACCAACTCTTCGTGCGATCGCATGTGTTTAAAGCGAGAGGCCAGCGTTCAACTGCATACAGCCGTTGGGACACCCGGGGTCCTCGTACTCGTAAACGGGCGAGAGATCGTCCGCCAGGCGGACGCGCTGCCAAAGGAATCGAGTATGCCCGCACTCCGGACACGTGATCGGCGCCGGCGGATTGTGCAGGGCTGCACTTTGGGCCTTCTTCAGCTTTCGGCGCTCGCTCGCCTTCAGTGGACGCGTATGCAATTTACCGGAGCGAGGAGACAGGAGCACCTGGTCGGGCAGGTCGCTAAATTCTAAGTGCTTCATGCAGCTTTCAGAATATTCGCCACCGTCGACGCGTGCCAGTGCCCGCCGGCTTTTTTCGTCGGAGTGCCGGCTTTGTTCAGATGCAGCGCGATCGCCGAGAGGGTAACGCCGGCGTCTCGCATTTCCCGAACCTTCGCCATCACTTCCTGTTCCGCCGGCATCACCACCAGGTTGTCGCCCTGGCGCTCGAAGCCGTATGGCGTGTGGTTGTACACCTTCCCATGGGCTTTCTTGTGCTGCAAGACGGCCGCGGTGCGCTCTGCGATCGCTTCCCGCTCCCACTGCGCTACACACACGATGATGTTGATCACCAGGCGGCCTGCCGCCGAGCCGGTGTCCATCCAGGTTTCCGTGGCGGAGACGAGTGAAACGCCGGCTCGGTCGAGTTCGGTGAGCAGCTCGCCCAGGTCGACGACGGAACGTGTGAGTCGATCGAGTTTCGCGATGATGACGCGCTCCACCTGGTGGGCGCTGGCCAGTTCGAAAATGCGGGCGATTCCCGGCCGCTTGTGGATCGAGCCTTCCTTGGCGGATTCCCGGTCCACCACGACGTCGACGAGCTGCACGCCCTGGAGTGCTGCCATCTGCCGGATTTTCTCTTCTTGTGCTTCAGGCGAGAGCGCCTGTTTGCCGGTGGATACGCGCACGTAACCGATGGCGCGGAGCGTTCCGGGTTTCGAGAGCAGCTCGCGGGGTCGACGGCTCATAATTCGTTCAGGTACAAGCCCTTCCAGTCGCGCTGCGTCAGGCCGTTTATTCCGCAGGTCTGGCACGTGATCAGTTCACCCGGTTTAGGCTCGCGCGATTCTCGCCCACATCCACCGCAGTAGTATCTGGTCCACGCCCGAAGCGCTACAACTAACCCGTGTTCGCAGAAAAGCGCATGGCGGCCGCGGCCGAATACACAAGCCTCACAACACCGGCCTTTCTTCGGTTTGTAGGGGCGAGAAACGATTTCACTCATTTACGCGGCCTTCGGTTCGGCCATAGCCGTCACCAACTCGTACAATCCGTATCGATCGTCTTTGCCGAATCCAGACGGGGCCACGTGCCAGCGTTTGATGCGCGGCCACCAACCGGTGACGGCTTGCAGCGCTTCGAAGCAGGCCTCCGAGCAAAAGCGTTCGCTCTCGTTGTGCTGGTCGGTGTCGAGGGCGATTCCCTCGATTCCTTTGAAGTTGTACGGGCGCCCTTGGCTGCCCATACAGAACCACATGAGGGGACTCTCTAACTGAAGGCTGATGGTAACCGGGATCACTCGCCATAGTGAGCCGTCGGTGAGGTCGATGTTCGCGAAACCCGTGCCCACTGGTTCGCGCGACGAGTAACAGAGTGCGAACTGCTGGGGACCTCCAAGCCACAGCTCCACGTGCGAGTAAGGACCGTGCGTTACCGCCGCGATGCCTTTGGAAATGGGTCCGCCGGCTTTTGCCGCGATCTTAAATGCGAGGTTCGTCATTGTCGTGCTTTCTCCAGGGGATCAACCCAGATATCGAAATTGGCGTAGAGCAGACCGTGTTCGTAAACCGTGGCTTGTTCAGGGTGAGGCCGAGTTTCGTTCACGGTGGGGCCGAGTTGTTCAGGGTGAGGCCGAGTTTCCGCGGGCTCCGGAGCGCCGATCGTGCCATTCACCACCCGGGCGTCCTTCATTTTCCCGGCGAAGCGGTGATCCGTGAAGCACTGCCCGGGCGCGAGGATCAGCGGATACTTGGTGCTGGTGAGTAGAGGCGTGATGGTGGGGATTTGGCCCTTGGCGATGGTGACGAGCTGGGGAGCTGCCGCGCTGCCCAAGGCGACGGCCGTAGAGACCAGCGGATTCACCCGGGCGAAGGCTGCCCCGATTGCTGCCGTTTCACCCAGGATTGAGCCGATTTTGGCGAGGGTGCCGGCGGTGGAGCGCTGCTGCGCGCTGGTCAGCACGAGCAGTGTGTCTTCCGCGTCAATGAAGCGGATCGGCCCGGCCGCCATGTCGAGCCGCTCTGAGGTGATAGTGATCGATTGCGCGCCATCGTTACACGCTTCGATTTGCCAGCGGCCGAGATCTTTCGCGCGGGCCAGAGCCGCGGTGGGGACGGCCATAGGCTCCGGAGTAAACCGGATGTGCACCTGGGCGTGTGCAGCGATCGAGGCGAGGATGAGGAGCGCCAGCTTCAAGCGGCTTTCGGCTCCTCTTCGGCCATGCCCATGTTGAGCGTCGCCAGGCCTGCACACCGCGAGATCATGGCCAGGCAGGCCATGCAGTCCACTTTGTTGGCGCTGATCGGTTTGCCGCATCCCCGGCAGCCATGGGAGCCTTTGACCGGCGGTTTCTTGGTTCGGCCGTGCACTGCATCGAGTGCCATGCCTTGACGGAATCGAGCGCTCATCGTTATGCCGCCTTGGGGAAGGGGCTGTTCGCGGTGCTCTGTGCCTCCGCCAGTGATGTCAGCAGGGTATCGATGTAGCACTTCAGCCGGTGATTTTGCAGTCTCAGCTCGCGAATTTCACCGTTCATCCTGTGCAGTTCATCGGCGGCGTTATGAATGTCCCCGGCCGCGATTTCGAGGCGTTGCGCGCATTCGTTGTAAACCGAGTCCATCTGCACGCGCATTTGGGCCAGTTCGGCGGCGCGACACTCCGTCTGCTCTTGGGCGTGCTTCAGCTCAGACTGCAACTTGCGATAGCTTACCTTCTTCGTCGGTTTCTTCACTTCGTTTCCTTTCAATCGATTAAGTCGGACATCCGGTAGGGTGTGGGCCTCGCGCCTTTGCGGGCGCTGTAGTTCAATATCTGGTCGACGAGTCCGGCCAGGCGTTCGGCCGCGGCGGTCAACTGGATCACGAACGGTGCGCGCGGGTCGGAACACGGCGTCGTGGCCACCAGGCGCTCGGTGCACATGTAGATCAGGGTCAGCTCGTCGTTACACTGCTGAGCGGCTGCCGCCATGACCGATTCTTGGGCTACTCCCTGCATTCGTCTGGCTGCGAACTCCTGTGGCGCAGTTCCGTCAAAATTTGGCGCGGCGACTTCATCAGACGCTCTTGGGAAAAATAGATGAAAACCGCAAATGCGGCGGGCTGAGCGTGCTCCGCCCGGAACTCGTCAAGCGAATTAACAACGGTGCGCCGCATGGAAATCATAAACGTCCGCTCGTCAACGCGAAACGTCAAACCGGCTGCTGGGCCATCAGCACGGGAAGCATGCTCGATCCGAATCTCGTCGAACGCGGGCCAGGGATTGTCGATTGGAAATTGGGCGGAAAGCTTCGCCATCTCTTCCAGAACCAGCGGCAAAATATCCATCAACGGCAGATACAAAGTGTGTTCTCCCCTCGTTTGAGCGGTCGTTTTCCGGCGTTACCCCGCGTTTCGTGTGCGGTATTGGGTTGCGCGGCGCGGCCGGTCCGGAACGGCGACGATCGAGGGCCATACAAGCACCCCTGAATAGACAGGCACGTTCCTGCGTGTATATCGGCAACTTGGAAGGGACTCGTTTGAGGGAGGGGAAGGGATTAGGAGACCGCGAATGCGGGGGGGGGATGCGGGGGAAAACCGGTGGGGCCGGCACCCCCCGCATGGTTACCTGAGGAAAACTACGCCCACGAGGTTGACGAGCCGAACGACGCGCACATACTCCGTGACGTCATCGGCCCGCAGATCAGTCGTCGCTGCGGGTGGCAACTGCTGTTCGCGCGGTGCCTCCATCACCGGCTGGTTTGGGTTGCTGCACAGGTTTGCCGCCGGCTGCTGGCAGCTTGCTTGGCACTCCGGCTCGTGGCTGTTGGCACATCTCGCCGCGCACCAGGCCGTTACCCCCTTGCAAAACCGCATGTTGCTGTCCGCCGTTTGCGCGTTGACGAGCCCCGAGAATAGCGCGATCCAGAGCAGCTTTTTGGACATCGTTCAAATTCTCCCTCAATACCGCCAGCTTCGCCAGCAGCTTCTTTTCCTGGGCGGGCGCCATCACACTCGCCTGCTGTTCCACGCTGAGACAGTTGAACCACTTCATGCAGGCGCTCCAGTCGGTATCGGCGCCGCCTCCGTTGTTCCCGGTCACGAAATTGCACCAGGCCTCTGCGTTGTTACAGCACGGCGTATCCCACACGCCCTGACACTGCGCGAGTGCCGCGACGGCGGCCACCCAGAATACACAAATCAACTTCTTCATTCGAGGTACAACCTTTCTGCCTTATAAGGCCGGGGAAAAAATGGAGAAACTCAGTAAGGGAGCAACCAGTCCGCGAGTTGAATCATCAGCATCACGATCGCGGGCAGCATCAAGAGAAAGCCGACGAGCACGACGAAGAAGTACTTGCGGCGGCTCATCGGCGCAACCCCCACAGCACGATCACGAGCAACAGAAAAAACAGCACTCGCCATCCACGGGCGCGGCGGCGCCAGTAAACCATTTCGGTGTAGGAACAAAGAGACATCCGATCCTCCCGCTGCCGTCTGCGGTAGTTGGCCTGGACCCGCTGCCAGTCAGTTAGCATGGTGTCGAGACTCCCTCGCGATCTGCGCCATGGAATCGCGCCAGGCCTGCTCGACGTCGGCGGGCGATACCTTGGTGAGAATGTGCTGCCAGCGTTCCCAAATGCGCTTTGCCCAGGCTTCCGGCAGCTCCCAGGAAAGAACCAGTTCGCGAAATTCAGGGTAGGTCATTTGACCCTCCCGACACACTCGAACCAAAGGGAATTCAGCCGGCGGACAATCACCCGCATTTCGATCGCGTGCGCGCGCTCAAATGCGGGTCCACTGACTTTCCCGTTGTCATATTCCCGGTGACAGCCGAAGCAGAGCGGGACACAGGAATAGTCCGATGCCTTCATGGACATTCCGCCATCATCGCCCGTGTGTGCTGCCTGAATTCCGACGCTTTCGCCGCACGCCGCACAGGGGAGGGTGCGGACCCAAGCCCGGTATTTCCAGTTGCGGGCGGGGCCCCGGCGCGCCTTGCGTGGCGATCGCAGAGGCCTCCGGCCGGTGACCTGGAAAACGATCCAGCGTTCGAGGGGGCTCATTTCGGCCCCCGCTGCTCGATGATCAGGGTGTTCGCCATGGTGCGGAGGTCCTCGGAGGTCCAGAGCGGCATCTGAAAGCCGATTTCCTTCGCGTAGAGGTTGGCTGCATGGGCGGCCGCTACGACCGTCTTGAGCGCGTTCTCCAGCTTGGTTTGTGGGCGCCCATCGGTGACGGTGACGTGGGGATTGTGGCCGTTCGATGATGCCGGGGGAGCTGCCGGGGGTTTGTGGCCGTTGCCGTTCGCGTGGCCGTTCGAGGCTGCGTCCGCGGCCTTGGGAACCGCCAGTACGCCGTGGCCGCTTGCCGTGTTCATCGCGAGCGAGTGGCGGAGATCGCGCTCGAGCGCGGATTCATGCGCGGCGGTGTCGGGCGTCGGGGTAGCGGGATTCTGCCGCCAGACTTTCCACACGTTGGACATGCCCTTACCGGCGGGGCGCTGCTTCACGATCCAGAAGGGCTCGCCTGGTTGCGGCTCCAGGCTGTTAATTTTCGCGCCCACCTGGAGGTCGAGGAACATCACCCGCCCATCGACGAGCGAGTACATCATCTGCTCGCCGTAAATGCCCGAGACCATCTTTCCCTCGGGATATTTCAGGGCGACTTCGACGGGAACGTTCGAGAGGAACTGCACGGTATCGCGTTTCTGTTTTTCCATGGCTACTTCACCTCCTGAATTTGCTGGTAGATCCGAAGCGCGGTTTCCACCCGCGCCTCAGTGCGATCGATGGCGAGCTGGCGAACGGCCATCGAGAGGACGATGTTCAGAGACAAGGAACCAACGAAGATCAGGGCGACTAGAACGGGCATACTTCCTCCTGTTCGAAAAGGGCCATCTGGCCGTGGTTGAAATTCGCGTGCTCTTCGTCGGCGCGCCAGGAGTTCACCCGGATCCATTGGTGCGCCTGGCAGTCGGTCGCATCCGCCTGGTCCCCGGAGCAAACGCAGGTGCATTCCGGCTCGGGGTAATCGTTGTACGTCTGGTGGCGATACAGCGCTTCTTCGCGAGCTGCGATGCGATCGCCTTCCACGTCTACACACGTCGAGCGTTCGAGTTGAGATAGCATTTCCGTCCGTCCTTTTCTCTTTGGTTTTGTTGGGAGCTTGGCGCGCTTATCGCGAATCGCGTGCCTCACTGCTCTCTACAAAAATATACTAGCATTCCTTGCGTTGACGGTCAAGAAAAATATGCTAGGATTGCAGAGAAAGATGCCGTTCTCTTTGGATGATGTTCGAAAATGCCTGCGTTGCGGCTATGAGTGGTTGAAGCGCACCCCCGGTGAGCCCGTGCGTTGCCCGAATTGCATCACGCCATATTGGAACGTCGAGCCAGGGACGAACCCACGAGGCAGGCCACGGAAAAAGGGGAAGAAGTCAGTTACCAAAAAAGGCAATATCCAATGACAGGGTGATCGGGATTGTTCCGGCATGCGATGCTCGATGGCTATGAAACTCACAGCTCTCGCATCGTTGGTTTTGGCCACCTTCGCCTGGGCGGCCGATCCGCCACCGGTCCCCAAGTCAGTGGCGGAAGCCCGGAGCGTTTTCGTCTTTGACCAGACCGGCAATACGGCTATCTATGACAACGTTTATGACAAGTTGCGGAAGTGGGGCCGCTGGACCATGGCAGAGGACCCAAGCAAAGCGGACCTGGTAGCCGTCATAGCAGCGCAGAACATCTTCGTGGGGAGCACCACCACGGTGACCGCTTCGGGAAACGGCAGCGCAACCCAAATTGGCAACACTACCATGTATGGTGGCCAGGCCCAGGCGCAAGCCTCGACCATGCCGAACCTGGTTAGCATGCCACGTTACCTCGGCCTGATCGACCCGAAAACCGGGAGGGTGCTCCTTTCCGTTTCGTGCGAGCAGCGGCTTACGAATAGCTATACCGCGAAGGTGCTGGTTGATCGGCTTCGAAAGCGATTCCCTAAATCAGAGCGTTGAAACGAGCCGCGCGAAGTGCCTGGCTTGACATCCTCGCCGAATTTGGCGATGCTGCCTGAAGGCATGACCTACCCAGGCGGAAAAAACGGCGCTGGAATCTACCAGCGGATTATTAACCTGATGCCGCCGCACGACGTGTACATCGAACCCTTCCTTGGCGGTGCGGCGATCATGCGGCTGAAGCTTCCTGCCCGGCTGAATATCGGCGTCGACTTGGATCCGAACGCGCCGGGCCTGGCGATGCAACCAGGTCACCACGCTCCGAGACTGGCGATCGGCGCCGGCGGAAACGGCGGTGGAGTACTCGGATCCGATATCGCCGGACCTGGCGCGCCGGTACCGCCGATGGCGGATCCGCTCACCAAGAAAGGCGAGGCGCGATCGCGAAACGTGAAAACCGGCGAGGCCAGCAGCTTTCAGTTCCTTCGTGGGGACGGCATCGACTTCTTACGCAGCTACTCATACACGGGCCGGGAGCTGGTGTACTGCGATCCGCCATACCTGATGAGCACGCGCACGGGGCGGCAGCTTTACCGGTTCGAAATGACAGACCTCGAGCATCGCCGTTTGTTGCGAGTGATCCGGGAACTACCTTGCCGCGTCATGATCTCCGGCTATTCGTCGGTACTCTATGCGCGCGAGCTGGCCGGATGGAATGCGACGAGCTTCGCGGCAATGACGCGAGGGGGCACGGAGCGGGCGGAATGGCTCTGGTACAACTTCCCACGTCCACTAGAGCTGCACGACTATCGCTATCTTGGGGAGGGCTTCCGGGAGAGAGAACGGATCAAGCGGAAAAAGGCGCGGTGGACGGCGAAGCTGGCTTCCATGCCCGTGCTCGAACGCCAGGCACTCCTCGCGGCGATCGCAAGCACCGCCGGAACTGCTGATGGTCGATCGAGGTAAATCCCGGCAAATCCCAACTGATCAGCCCCACCAGGTCCTCGTAAACTTCACTCGAATCCGGAATCACTTCGACACCTTCGCGGTGCGGTCAAAGTTTGCAAGCAAAAAACCACAGAAATTGTAAAACCACAGGTAGAAGCGAGAACCCATGGGGATTGGCTCCGGAAGCGCACGAGCAGCAGCAGATAAAACTAGCGCCGCCCCTCCGCCTACAGCCCACTGAATGAGATGGTCTTTCATTGTGGATTGAGGGCCTTTCGGTACTCTTCCACGCGCGAGAGGGCATTCGCCACGTTTGGTATACCAAATTTCCCCGGGTTGAGCTGCTGGGCCTTGTTGATCGCGATCGCCAGGCGCGATTTGATCATGGGGTCGGAGAGGACGGCATTCAGTGCCGCCGCCGCCGCGCCTTTAATCGGATCGTGAGTCAGTAGGCCGGTGGCGGTGCCAATCCCCAGGCCTTCCGGCTTCACCATTCCCTTGAGCAGATTCCCCGTGAACCCTCCCGAGTTCTGGTATTTGTTGACGGCCGTTTCGAGAATGCCTTGGAGGTTGAGCAGCTTCGCCTGTTGCTCGTTGAGGCCTTTCAGCTCCGGAATCTGGTGTTCCAGTTCTTCCCGCAAACCGGTAGCGAGCGCTTTTTCCGCGGCCACCTGTGCGCGGAGCTGAGGGGGCACGGCGGTGTCGGAGCCATAGGCCGCGGCGTTCGCCTCGTACGTGCCCACCTTCATCGCTTGGGCTTTATCGACGGGAATGTCCCGCGGGTTGCCGCGGATGAACGTCTTCTCGACCTTGCCGATATCGGCCAGATCCTGGGTCGGGTTGACCTGTGCACCGTAACGTAGCTTCAGCTCCTGAAGCGGAAGTAGGACGCCCTTTCGCGGGATCGTCGCGCCGGAGAAAGCCGCGTTATCCACCCGGCTATTCACCGCCTGTTGCAGATCGGCGAGGGATTGCTCAATCTTCGACTGGCCGCCCTTGCTCACCGGAATTCCGAGATCTTCGAGAGTGCGTACGGCGCCGGCGACTTCCGCGGCGGGAGTATTGACCGTGAACCCGCCTTTTAGCGCGCCACGCGTGAGCGAGGATGAGGCGGCATCGGCGAGTTTGCCGGCGGCCGTGGATGCTCCGGTAGCGTCCGCGATCTTGCCCGCTACTTTCAGCGGGTTCGTGATATCAGAAACCGCCATCGCCCCTTTCGTGACCGCGCCCGCGACATCGGCGACTTTGCCGAACTTCGCAGCATCGGCCGCCACTTGTGCGGTTTTTCCGATCATGCCGGCGCCATCGGCCAAACTGGCGATGTCGGCCGCCACGCCCACAGGATCGGTATAGAGCGCGTTCTTCAACCCTTCGAAACTGCCATACCGGTCTTTGTAGGTTTTCACCAGGGCGTCCACATACTGCTGGTGAGAGACTCCGTTCGGCGCCGGCGAGCCGGTTTTTTCGGCCATGCCTTCGAGCAGACCGGTTACCCCTTCGAGCGTTTCACCGGGATGCAGCATGGCATTTCCGATATCCCCGACGAAACGTAAAGCCGAGCTGCCGGCGTTGCGTAGAAATCCGCCGGCAGATTTGGAGTCGGCCGCCGGCGCGGAACTCCCGGCCGTCGACGGCGTGCCGCCGAACTGCTTCGAGAGCGCGTCATAGTCGACGCCTGAAACCGCGCCATGCTGCTTGGCCAGGGCGTCGTAGTCGATCGTGGGAGCTGCCGCCATTACTGAATCCCCGCCGCGCGCTTGAAGTTATCCGCGTCCTGTTGGCTCTTGAACGTGTGCACCACTCCGCGCGGATCTTTGACGGTGAAGCCGCCGCCCGCCGGCGCGACGAGCTTATCGAGCGTCTGCTTCGCCTCTGGACTGATGAGCGGCAAGGGGCGATCGCCCATCGTCTGTTTCCACTGAAACTCGCGGGACTGAATCTTTCCCTGTAAGAGCTTCGCGGTTACGGCCGCGTTCGCTTTGAGGGTTTGCGGCGGAAGGTTCGGATCGAAATTTTCCTTCTCGGCGCCGCGCTCGCTGCCGGTCGCTTCGCCGTATGCCTTGCCCAGCTCCGGACCCACTTTGCCCACGATCGTTTTGAAAACGGCCGCCGGCGTTTTCCCGGTCTCCACTCCAATCCGATTTGCGATCGAGTTCAACATGCGGATATCGCCGTTGTTCAGCGCGTCGATAGCATCCGTCATCAAACCCACATGCGAGAGCGCGGTATTCGTGGCCGAGAGTTCGTTCGCCACCTTCCCGCTCGTGAAGTTCTTCACTTCGGCCGCTTGGGCTTGCCAGTTCTGCGCGTTGTAGTTCGGATTGATCGCCATCGCTTTGCGGAGGATGGCCGCGCCTGGCCCGCCCCTCGATGCGTTCGGGGGAGCCATCTGGTAGTTGGCCACCGCCACCGCAACCGGATCTTGCATCGCTACGGCTTTCGCCGCTTCCGGTTCGAGAGGCTTACCGTTTCCATCGAGCATCGCGCCATAGGTGGCATCGTATTGCTGCTGCTGCCGGCGGGCGTTCTGTTGTTCGACGGCTAGCCGGCCGGCGCCCAGAGAAATCTGTTGCTGTCCCTGCTTCGCTTCGCGGGCTTCCTTCTGTTTTTCGAAATCGAGCCGGGCTTGCTCATAGGGTTGAATCGGCGCCTGGCCCGCGGCTTCCATCTGTTTGAGCTTCGTGCCGGCTTCGATGCCGGGCAGCTCGGCCGCGGTCTTTTGCGCGGTCGTTTCGGCGGTGAGCTTGCGCGACGCGGCCGTCTGTTCCGCCGCGGCCGTTTCGCGAGATTTATACTCGAGGTCCTGTTGTTCTTTCGCCGTCACCGCGGCATTGCGGTGCAGGGTAATCCAGTCCTGTCCGGGATACACCTGGGGAATCTGATCGGGCGTGGCGTGGCCCTGTGCGATCATCTGGGCCCGAGCTGCCGGCCACTGGGCCGCGCGCGCGCTTTCATCGGGCAGGTTGAGCAGCGATTGTGCCGTCGAGCCGATCGCCGTCGCCGACTTCGCCGCGTTCTCCAGCTCCGTCTGGGTCAGCTTGGCGTGGGCTTCGCGCATCTGGAGCATTTGCTGATTCACCCCGATGATGGCCTTGGGCGATGCGCCCCGCTGCATCAGGAGCATTTGGAACTTGTCCATGTCGCCGCCCGAATCCATGTAGGCCTGGCGCATGGTCTGCTGGTCTTGAAAGTCGAGGTGTTTTTGCTGCAGCTCGAGCGCGCCCATTTGCTGGTTCTGCTGGGCGCCGATGAGTTGAGCGCGACGGAGGGCCGTTTCCTGTGCGTCCGGAACTTCCGGCGGTTTGATTTGTAAAGCGATGGCGGGGTCGATCATGGTTCGTTATCCTCCGAAGCTGTTGGGGTCCGTGTTCGTTCCCACTGGTCCACTGCCGGGCGCATAGCTCCACCTGTTTCCGCCACCGAAGCCGAAAGGCATCGTGCCGAAACCGTAGCTCGGCATGCCGAATCCTCCGCCCATGCCAGGCGCCCCTAGCATGGAAGTCGATCGACCAATCCCGGTTAACATGCCGTTCCAGGCGTTGGCCGCGCCGACGTCGCCCGCCGCGATCGCGTTGCCCGCCCCCATCTGCGCGTTGCCCACATACTGCGCGCCGTTCATGATGTTGCCCGACTGCATGCCCGCCCCCTGCATCCCGAGACCAGCGTTGTATTCGTTGCCCTGCATCCCGAGATTCGCGCCGAATTCCGCGGCGTTGGTTCCGAGGCCGGCATTGTACTGGGCTGCGTTCATCCCCAGGCCGGCGTTGTATTGTGCTGCGTTCATGCCGAGGCCGGCGTTATATTCGTTCGCCTGCAAGGCCTGCGAGCCGAGCTGCATCGCCGGATTCACGCCGAGCTGGGCCGCGCCGAGCTGCTGGGCGTATTGCTGCTGCTGCTGCTGCTGGAAGCGGTTGAAGGCGTTGCCGTATTCCTGGCTCGCCGCGTTCTGCGCGTAATTCGTGAGAGCGACTGCCGCCCCGCCGCCCATGGCCGCGCCGTGTGCCGCCGCGCCACGCTCGAGGGCTTTCGATCCCTGGTCGATGCGGAACTGGTAACCGGGGTCGTAGGCTTCCATCTTCGAAGAGTCGAAGGTCTTGGTGAGTGCCCCGCCAGGCGCCAACATGCTTTGCAGGTTGCCCGCCGAGGACTGCCCCGTGGAAATGAAGGGATTGAGAACACCGGCCGAGTTGTAGAGGCCCTGGTAAACGTTCGACTGTCCGGCGGTCGAGGCATCGTTCACGCCGGAGGCACCAGAACCGAAGGCGTTCGCTACACCCGCGGCGCCGTTGTATGCGGCGTTCGACACCGTGCCCTGGCCATAGTTGACCGCTCCGAGCACACCGTTCTGGCCGTTGTTCACGGCATTCCCGATGATGGGGTTCGCCGTCGAGACGGCGGTATTCATGGTGTTCTGGGCTTGGTTGGCTGCATTCACTTCGGCGTTGGCCGCGTTGTGGGCTGCCGAAGCCCCTTGAATGCCTCCGATGATAGAGGTAATGGCAGAAATCGGGTTGAGGAAGTCGAGGAATCCCATGTTATGCTCCTCCGCCTCACGGCGGTGGTTTGTCTTTCTCTAAACCCGCCGGGGCGGGTAACCGCCAAATGCGGGGGTGGGGTGGAGCGCCCGAGGTACGGGCGTTACACCTGATCTATCGGCACTCATCGCTTTTTGCTCTTCCCCGTGCCGAGGCACGTGCCGACAAAGCTATGGTTCTGCCGGATGGTCGGACAGACCGTTGAGGCCACGTTGGCGAACACCACCTCGAGGCAGCACTGGCTCTCCCAGATCTGGTTGAGTTCGTGGTCCGTGACTTCGAGGTGAACGGCGCTCTCATAGATGTCGACGAGCGCATGGTCCGTTACCTCGAGGTGAACCGCGCTCTCGAGGATGTCCGGCGCCGCGTGGTCTGACACCTCGAGGTGAACCGCACTGATCCCGGTGTCGACCATTGCATGGTCGGAGACTTCCACCGCGCCCTGGGTGATGTGGATTCCCGCGGACGGAATCCCGCCCATCAGGTTCAGGCTTGCGGATTCGCTGGTTGCCGGAGCTTCGGTATCGCTCGCCGAATTCGGCGTGACGATGCGGGCAAACTCGAAGGTGGCCGGCGCCTCGGTATTGCTGATCGAAAAAACGAAAAGCGTGGCTACTTCGGAAGTGGCCGGCGCCTCGGTATTTGAGGCGCTGAGGTTGAGATTGAGTGTTGCTGTTTCGCTCGAGGCCGCGGCTTCGGTTTCGGATGCACTCAGCTCAAACTTGAACGATGCGGATTCGGAGGTTGCCGCGGCTTCCGTATTCGAACTGGAGAGACTAACCGTCCCACTGATCGAGACAGAGGCCGATTCACTGGTGGCTGCAGCTTCCGTTTCAGAAGCCGAGAGCTTGAATTTAAATGTCGCGGCTTCGCTCGTCGCCGCGGCTTCAGTGTTGGAGGCTGCGAGGCTCTGAGTGAGAGGAAGGAGCGCTGCAACCGGTAGCGGCTTCGAGCGTCGCCGTCTCTTGGGATCGTCCCAAAATAACGGTCTGCGGCGCTCGATCATGGATGTTTACCCGCCTGACTCTTCGACCAGGCACACGCCGTTCAAATGCACCGTGCCTGAGACCGTGGATTTCAGCTCGAGCGTGAAGGACTCAGACGGCCCGATCACTGGAGGCCTCGGGAAGGTGTAATCGAGGCCGGAAAAGATGTGAACGCCCCACTCGCCGAGGACGATCGCGGTGCCCGACGTCGACGCCTGCGTCGTGTTGTTGATTTTGGCCGTGAAGCTGGCCGCCGCGTCTCCCGGATCGAGCGCCGCGGGCGTTGCCGTCGAACCGCCCGAACCGTTCGTGACGGTCGCGGGCAGGTAGCGCGCGCGCAAGTTGAGCATCTGGGAATTGGGAAGCGTGGTGTCCGTGGCTCCGACGGAAACCGACAGGATGCGGAGCGTCTTTCCCGTCGCGCCCAAGATCTGGAAAAGATCCTGGACGGCCGTAACGGAGATGTTTTCGAAAGTGACTACATAAGGGCGCGGCATTTAAAACTGGTCCTCACTGGTAACAAAGTGGTTGATGGTTTTCGAAATGATGATCGTGCCACCCGCCGAGCTGGCGTCATTGAGCGCGAGGGCGATGAGTGTTCCGGCGTTGTTCGTCGCGCCGGTCCAGGTGAAGCTGTACTGAGTCCCGAGCGGAATTCCGGTGCTGGCCGTGGTGTCTCCCAGGGCAAAGACGACGCCGGGCCCGGCGAGCGACTGAGTTTCTCTCACATTCAGGTTGGCCGACGAAACGGTGTGGTTCGTGTGCTGGTCGCCATACATCACGATCACGAGCGAATCCGTCTGCGTCTCGATTCCCACCCCGGTCGAAATTGTGGTTCCTGTTCCGACGTTCGAGGGTGGCCCGGCACAAATGGAATAAGTGGTTGGAACCACGTACTCGGCGATGATGAGACCCTCGCCCGTTCCGGAGCCATTGTTGATCGTGACCGTATTCGCCCCGCTCGCTCCCGAAATGGCGAACCAGATCTGCAACACGGTCGAGCTGAACGTGTAGTGGCCCATGAGCCGCCAGGTGTTGCTCAGCGTGTCGGTGATCGACGTCGGGAAACTTCCGGCAAATTCACCGAACCCCACCACGAGCAGATTGCCCGAGGTGACATTCGAGGTGTAGGCCAGGCTCGCCGCGTTGTTCGTGCTCCGGGACTGGACGAAGCTGAAGGCGCTCATGTGGGTTAGTTGGCGACGTCGTTACGGCCCATCGTGACCGCGACTTGCAAGGTCCAGGTTTGCCCCGAGGCCTTCGCGACGCCTCCATTGAGCGACTGCACGAACCGGATCCAAGCGGTACCGGGGGAGCCATCGCCGACTAGGAATTCATTCCACACGTAGTTCCCCTGCGAACTTCCCGCGGTGACTTGGAAAGTCGCAACCGAACCCGAAACGGTCGGATACGTCGCATCCATTCCGAGGTAGAGCTTGTTCGTCGAGGCCTGGAGATCGGTCTGGGTTTTCGCGGCGGCCGTCGTCGAGTCGCCGATTCCAATGTGGGCGTTGGCGTTATTGAGTGCCGTGTAGGTGCCTCCAACCATCGCATTGGTCAGAGGGCCGGTCGAGCCGTTAAGCAACATGGAAGGTTTCCTTTCGACCGTCCGCGTGCTCGACGATACGCTGCTGCGTGTCGGCGCGGAAGGTCTCGGTCTTGATGAGTTGGCCCGCTTCGTCTCGAATTTCGAGCCGGTATTCGCGGACCTGCAAAGAGGGTTGAATCGGTAAAGTCATTGCGTTCTCTGGATGCCGAGCTGGAGCGAGTTAATCTCGCCCACCGTCCAATCGATGCCGGTGTCGAGAGAGGATCTCTGCGGATCGATGAGGTACAGATAGCTGAGGTTCGACGGGAAGAACTCGGGGGTCTGGTGTCCGGACCCTGCGCTCCACAGGCCCTTAATCGCTCCCGTTCCGGTGTCGGATTTCTTGGTGAGCCAGAGCGCCTGCGCGCCCTTGATCGTGCCCGTGAACCCTACGATGTCATCGAGGTTGTAGTAATCGATGAGCCCCGTCGTCGAAGCGGTGTTGACGGTGGTGTCGTCGTCTGGCGGGTGTTCCTTCACCATGTTGTAATTGGCCGCCATGGACACGTTGGGCGTCCATGTCGTCGAAGCGCCCGCCGCGTTCGGGTAGAGCACCGCGATTTTGATATCGCCCAGGTACTCGGAGTCGGTCACATAGAGGTCGTCGATGATGGCATGGAAGCCGCCGCCAGGTCCGCCGGGTGAGATCTGCGCGAATTTCGCATGGCTGCCGAAGGTCGTCGAGCCACAGTTGAGCGAGAAGGTTTCGCTGAGCACCGGGTTTTCGTTGACGCGGAACTCATTGTTAAAGGTCAGATTGGGAGCCGAGAAGGAGACCTGCGATTTCATCTCGACGTAGTACCACTCGTTGGTGTTGAAGAGCGGCGGAGAAATCGTGTCGCCGTCCGCCGCTCCGCCGGTGTAGGCGTAGTGGAAGCGGACGCGGCCGTCGCCGATGTGGTTCACCTGGGTGGTGATGCCGTTGACCTGGTTTGAGAACTGCCAGATCCAATTCGCAAAGGCCTGTGTGTTGTAGGCCATGCCGGCATACAGGGTGTCGCGCTCGGTGGTTGCACCGGAGATAATCCCGAGCGTCTTTTCCGGGCCGCCCCCGAAGATCTGCAAACCGTTGCCGGTGCGGCCGGGCACAATGCTGCCTACGCCTACCGTCCACTTGCGGAGGAATTGCGCGGTCGAGTAGTGGTCAAACGAATCGAGGAAGAGTAAGTCAGTGGCCATTAGATTGGGGCTCCGATCAGGTACACCGCCACCCACCAGTTGCCGCCGCCCTGCAAGATGTCGATCACCACGTCGTCGTTTTCCGCGATCTGTAAATTGGTGGTGAAGTCCGAGAACTCATGCACGGTGCGCGATCCGGCGTTAGCGGGGACGATGGGCTTCAACGTGAAAATCGAAACGCCGTTCTTGCGGATGTCGATCTGGAACGGGTTCGTCGAGTCGGCCGACTTCACGCGGATGCGGCAGGTATTCGGTGCAAACGCCACCGGTGGAATCACCGGGTCCGACACATCGAGCGCGACGGTGGGGTCTTGGATATCCCACCCGATGATGTTCTGGAAGGGGCCGTTATTGTTGTTAATGATGGTCGTGACATCCGAGAGTTTTTTCGCCAAGCGCTCGAAGAAAATGATCCAGGTGCGGGTGAGGTGTTTCGAAATCCCTCCGCCCGAATTCTGGTCCTCGATGAACATCGGGGTTTCGATCGGGACCGAAGGGATGGTGGTCTTGCCTGCACCGGCTTTCGTGCCCGCTGCCATTACGCACCCCCTGCGAGCCAATCGAGATAAGCATTGATCAGCGAGATTTTGGTATTGCCGGTGACGGTCACGCGGAAAACGCGATCGCGCCCCGAGCCGAGCCGGTTGAAGATCGCGCGCGCTTGCGGCCGGAAGTTCGGATTCGAACCGCTATCGAGCTGGGGAACTGTTACCGTCATCGCGTTCGAGAAGGTGTGCCCGTTGTCTTTCGACCAGTCGAGCTTTACAGTGAGCGCGGCGCCGCCGGTTTCGAGATCGAGCTGCAACCGGTGGAAGAACTGGCGCAATCCGGCTTCTGACAGATGCGGGAAGGTCCGAACGCAGTAAATCGTCTGGCCGTTGTCTTGGTAAGTCGCCGTCGAAAGCGGATAGATCGCGCCTGAGGAGTGATCCCCGACATAGTGCACCCCGGCCGCGTTCGCCCAGCTCACGAAAGCATGGCCGCGCGCGGGGTGTCGGTGGAAGGTGGTTCCATCGGTCGAATAGGTCCACTCGTGCCAGAGAGGTTTGCCGAACTGGGCCGATGCGGTGATGTCATAAACCCACGTCGCATCGGCCGCGTTAAAGCTGAGCACCCAGAATTCGTGGCCGTCGAGTTCCAACATGAAACTCTCGGCATCCTGCACGGTCGAATAGCCGGACCAGACTTGCTCCACCGCATGCGTCGAAACTCTCTGCGGTTGGTAGCCTTGCCCGCGATAGGCGACGATGCCGCCTTCGAGGTCGGTCCCCAGCCAGATCGGCCCTTGCCGGGTCGAGTTGGCCGCGCGGATCGACGCCAGGCCGATCGGAATGAACGCGCCGGGGTCGCGCTGCATGGGCGCGCCTTCGGCCGGTGGGTTGTCGAGCGATCGCCAGATTTCCGATGACGACTCACCCAGAATCCACAGGTCCTCGTGATCGGCCAGAATCGCGCCGATGTTATCCGGGTAACCTTCCTTGATTCCGAAGTCGAGCGGGTCCCAGGTCTTGCCGTCGAACACGGCCGAGAAGTCGATTTCCTTCGAATCGGGTTTGGCCACGATGAAATAGCTGTCGAGGAACGTGCCCGTTTGCGCGGTCACTCCGAGCCCCGCGACGCTCCAGGCCGAGCCCGCTTGAGCGCCCGCACTACCGGTGAGCGTGAGGTGGGTCTGATCCTGGACTGAGGCCACCGTGTAGGAAGCGCCGTTGATCACGATGGTTTGCCCCACCATGCCCTGGTTGAAGAGCGGGCCGCTGTCCCAGGTCACGGCGGTGCCCGTGACGTCGGCGGTTCCACCCACGGCAAAGACCGTATAAGCCACGGCGGTTTGCGTGCCGGCGCTCGACGTGAGCACCAGGTGCTGATTGTCCGTGACGGAGGCGACGGTATAGCCAACCCCGTTGATGATGATTTGCTGGCCTGCCATCGCGGCCGTGAAATTGTCGCCTTCGTCCCAGGTAACGGCCGTGCCGCTCGTATCCACGACGCCATGCGCGGAAATGAAGAGAGGCTGCGCGACCGTGATTCCATCCGCCAGATAGAATTTGCCGGCCGAGACGATGCCCAACTGGTTGCCGTTCGGAATCATCTGGACGGGCGAATGCGCGGAGTCGTCGCCGACGTCGCCCAAGAGGCTGGAAGTTCCACCCGAAAAGACTTCGTAGAGCTTGGAGCCCGCCACGGCGAAGAGCCGGCCGCCGGTGGTAAGTGGGGCCCCGCCGGCGAACAACCCCCGGATTGGCGAGGTGGGAAGCGTGATGAAGGGCGCGCCGATCCCGGGCCGTGCCCGGAGCATCCCGACAGACTTGGTTTCGCCGTCCGCTTCGATCGCTTCCGGGAAAAGGTTCTGCGATCGCTGGCAGGCAGCGTTCACGCTCGCCGCGAGGTAACTCCCGCCGATGAATCCCGGAAATCGCTTCATAGCGGGCCTACTCCGTCAGTCCGGTGAAGCGGTTGTAGTTGCCGCCGAGCCCGTTGCCGCGCCGCGTCTTCAGTGCCGGGTCTCCGTGCAAGAGCAGCTTCGGTGAGTTCTTCGATTCGATGAGGGCCTTCGCCTGGCTGGCCAGCATCGTCAGTTCGGGCGTGGGGCGTTTCGCGAATTCAAGCGCCAGGCGGACGGCCAGGTTCAGGACGATCGCATCTTCGTACCCGGGCGGAAGGATGATGTTGTCGGTAAGGGCCGCGTAGGTCGAGAGCTGCTGCCAGGTGTAAAGCTCGATCGTGTAGGCGGCATCCGGAATCGGGTAAAAGTACAGCGTCGAAAGCGGGTCATTGCCGTCGTTATACAGCTCGGCCGGGAAGGTATAGACCTCCTGGAGCCGCTTCGCTGCCCACTGCTCATCCGTCATCAGGACGAGCGGCCGCCGGATGACAGGCGACTGCGAAAACTGTAAATTCGCGCTCACGATCTGGGTGGGACGCGGCGCGTTGAAGTCGGCCGTGAGGATGTGGGCCGGGTCGATCCCGATGGTGTAGCTCTGCTTCTGGTTCGTGAGCGTGTAGGTGTCGAAGCGAACCGTGAAGGCGTTCAGTCGATCCGCGCACCAGGCGTCGAGCATCCGGCGAAGCTCTTCGAAGGAGTCCGTCAATTCATCGGTGTTCGGGATCTGCCCCTGTGCCAGCACGTTCGATTTACGGAGCGCGGCACGGATGGCATTCTGAACCGTGATCACGCAGCCACCTTCACGGGCGCGACGGGCGGAGGCGGAGGCGGATAGAGCAGCTTGTTTTTGTTCTGGAGGGTTGCCTTGGCCAGCTCGGCATTCGCCATCAGTTCTTTGGTCACGGGCTTGTTAAAGGCCGGGGCGAGGATCAGAGCGAGCGCGCAAATGATCGCCCATTCGTAGCCGTCGGGCAAGTTGAACGTGTCGGAGAGCGCCGTCACATTCGGGATCGGGAGCCAGGTGAAAAGCTCAAGCGAAGAGTTCGAAGCCGCGGGAATCGGGTAAAGATAGAGCGTCGAGTTCGGGTAGGCGTAATCGTCGTAGAGCACCTTGGGCAGGGCGCTCGTGTCGGACTGCATCCCGAGTGCGTTCCATTCGTCGGCCGTCGCGAGCTTGAGCGCGCCGCGGATCGCTACCGCGTCGCCAATGACGATGGCGGCAGCCTCGATGCGCACCGGGCGAGCGGCGGTGAACGTCGCGCCCGAGGGTCCGATGGTGTAGCTCTGGGTGCCCGCGGTCAGTGAGAACGTGGACTTTGCAATCTCGTAAATGTAGAGGCCATCGTTCTCCCAGCTCGACAGCATCGCCTGGAGAAAGGGCAGTGAGGCTGCGGATTCGGAAGCGCCCGACGTCCGGCCAGGCCCGAGCCGGCCGATTTGAATCAGCGCGCGATCGATGATGTTCTGAACGGTGCTCATGAGGCCTTCTTGAGGTCAGCGCCAGGCGCCGCGGGATGCTGTGGCAGGGGATCACCCGGCATGGTGTTATCGCCGAAGATCGCCTTGTTCGTCGAGATGATTACGCCCTTCGACTGGAGCGCGAGCGCCATCATGCCTTGCGCCAGGTCGAGCCGCCCGAACTGAGTCGCGAGATCGACGGCCAGGTTCATGGTCAGTCCGCGCGCGTAGCCTGGCGGCAGGTCGATCGAGGTCGAGAGCGTGGCAAAGACCGAGAGCGGCGCGAACGTGATCAGAGTCAGTGAGGCCGTGGCCGCGGGCCACACGTAAACGTTGCTCGTCGGATAGGCGTAGTCGCAGTACATCTTGGTCGCGTAGGTGCCTGATCGCGACTCGTCGATGATTTGCGCCCACTGCTCGGCCGAACAAACTTCAACGGGGGAACTGATGTTGCCGGAGCTGCAATAGGCCGCTTTGATTTTGAGCGGCCGGGCCGTGGTAAAAGGTCCGGCTCCCCCGGTGGCCACGGTGACTTTTTGCTCGACGGGTACAATGATCTGCTCGACTGACCAGGAGTCGATGAGCTTATTCAGGACGATCAGGCCGTCGTTACTTTCGTCCGTTGAGGGCGATTCGCCCGAGGCCAGAATCCCGAGTTCTTTCATGGCGTCGGTGATGAGCTGCTGCCCGGTGTAGGAACTCACTGGTTCGCCTGGCCTTTCTCGATGTCAGTCATGGTGAGCGGCTGCTGCGCACTCACTCCGATCGGGGCCAACGGCTGGCCGAGCGATACGCCGTTGATCGCGGCGAGCGCCTGCTTGGCCTCGTGGGCTTTCGCTACCACCGCCTGGTCCAGATGGGAGCCAGCGAATTCGGGGGCCATGTTCACGGCAAGGTTGAAGCTGAAGGCGTCCTCGTAGCCCGGCGGGAAACTCACGGTATCCGAGATCGCGGAGAAAGCCGCGAGGGGCTTCACGCTCCACAGGTCGAGCGATCCGGAGGCCGGGGCGGGCCACAGAAAAATGGTTGCGAGCGGAAATTGATAATCACATGCGAGCCAGTCGGCAAAAGCGCCGGTCACTCCGCGATCGATGATGGTCGCGAATTTCTCGGCACTCACGATCTGGCAGGGCATGGAAACGGAGCCGGTGACCACGGCCGCCGCGCGGATTTTCTCCGGCCGCGACGTGTTGAAAGTTCCGGTCGATCCGATCGTGTAAGAGGCCGCACCGGTAAGTGAGAACGTCTCTTTCTTGATCTGGTAAATCGTCAGGCCTTCGATCGAGAAGGCCGAGAGCAACTGGTTGGCAAGATTCAGGCAGTTGGTGTATTCACCGGTTGCCAGACTTCTGCCCGCCTGGAGAATGCCGATTCTCCGCGCGGCTTGCTCGATGTAATCCTGGACGATCATTTATTTCGTGGCCTTGCGGGCTTTCGCGATCGCCGGGTCGGGTTTGACGCCGGGCGCGGTCTCGATGCCGAATGCGGCCGGGGAGTCTTCCCAGCCCTTGCCGAGTTCCTTCTCCTCTTCGGGAGAGTTGACGATCTTCGGCTCTTCGGTCGCGTGGTAACGGAACGATGGGTACATGCAAGTCCTTTCGGAAAAGTGGGGCGGCATCGTATCGAGAGGCCGCCCCGTTCGCTCAGTGGATTAATAGCTGGGGTAGAACTTGGCCGTCTTCGCGTCGAACGTCCAGCACTGAACCTTGCTCACCACGCCCGTGGTAGCGAGCGCGATGTTGTTCGTAGCCGTCGTGGTGTAGGCCGCATCCGGGATGATGCAGAATCCGCCACTCACCTGGCCAACCGGAATGCTCCAGGAGGTAATGGCGTTCGTGCCGGTTACGTGGAACAGTGGGCCGCTCGGGAGTGTGGCGCCGGCGACGGATGCAACGGCCGTAGTCGGCTGAGCGGGGGCGTCGGTGTTCTGGAACCCGGGAACCCAGCTCAGGGTGACGGTCGAGCAGAGCCACTGCCGGCCATTCTGCACGTTGACATACGGGGTGACGAAGGTGGCCGAAGCGGTGCAGGCGCCGTCCGGGTCGGTCGAGTAAAACCAGTTGGGTTCACCGATCAGAACCATGGAGCCGGAAACGTGGGCCACTGCTTTGCTGCCCGAGAGACCGTTGCGAGTCACGGTGATGTTGGTGCCCGAGATGGAAACGACGCGCATCGCTTCGCCGCGAGCATCGCCCGGGTCCTGGACAAAGAGCATGGAGCCAGGCTCGCCGGTGGCGGTGTTGGGGGCATTGATGCCGGTGGCCGAAGAGACCGGGATTACCGAGTCGGTCGCGGCGATCGCGGCCGAGGTGGAAGTCTGGGTCAGGGTGTGTTGCTGCGCAAACGCCGGGGTGAAAGTGACGAGGGCCAGGAGACTGGCCAGGAAGAGTTTGAAAGTCTTGATCATCGAAGTTGTTTCCTTCAATCGAAAAATTGGTGGGCCGCCCCGAAAGACGGCCCGATTCAGTTAGCCTTCGATCGCGCAGGCCATTTCGCCGTAGAGCTTCCCGAAGTCGTACAGCACGTCGGCGCGGTTCACTTCCTTGCGGTAAACCGGATCGAATGCGCGGATCATGGAAATCGCGAGGCCGGTCTCTTCGTCGCGCTCGCGGGTGACCAGGGCGCCCATGCCGGGCTCGGGGTCATTCAGCGGGACGCTGACGAAGGCGAAAGCGTTCTTGTGCAGCAAGAGGGCTTGGGGCGAAGTCGTGGACGCGGGTCCATCGACCGTGATCGCGGCGCCGTCGACGGGAGCCGAGTCAACGTTCTGATACTGGCCGGTCGGGGTGATTGCGGGTGCGATCGAGACGCTGCCGTTGCCCGATCCATCGGAGCTGAAATCGGCGAGGACAACGAAGCTCTGCAAGCGGCCAGTCGACTGGCGGGTCTGCGGATGCACGCTGAACACGTTGGCGATAGTGAAGCGATCGCCGGCCTTCAGGCGGGAAGCCGCCGCGCCGGTCCAGCCGCGCGTGGTCAGGCTCATCGTGCCGTTGTTGCCGCCATCGGCGGTCTGGGCTGCCGTCGACGCATCCACGAGCGGAGTGCCACCGTACGGGCCGGTCTTGCGGCTGTAGATGGTCTGGTCGCGGAAGACGTTATAGCCGAAGCTGTCCACCATCCGGCCCTGTTCCCATTGCTTCGAGATCGCGCCGGTCGGATTGAACAGCGTTTTCACGCCGTGCACGAAGGAGCTGGAAATCTTGCGGTTGACGATCAGGTTCAGCTCTTCGCCTTCGGGCAATCCCTGTTCGACCAGGATGTCGCCGGCGGTGAGGAACGGCAGATCGTCGGTGGGGGTGGTTCCCGGCGTTCCCGCCTGGTTCCAGGTGTTGAGTGCGATGAACTGCGCGGCTTCGGCGTTGATCTTCGAAGCGAGCGCGATCGCGAGCGGCTTCGCATACAGTTCGCGAGCTTCGCGGATCGAGAGGGTTTTCTCCACCGAGTCCCACTCGTAGGCGACCTGGGCAACCTGGCCGACTTTGATCGGGGTCACCTGGTCGGTGAGGGACTGGGGATCATATTTCAGACCCTTCGAAACGGTGAAGCGGTAGGGCTTGCGAACTTCTACGCTCGCGCCCACCTTGAAACTCTTCTTCCCGAATTCGGGAGAGAGCGCGGGGGACATGTTGCGGCAAACGTTGAGGGCGTTGCCGAGGTCCATCAGGACCAATTTGGCGAACACCTGCGGGGTTAAAACAGCATTCGGCATTGAATTCTCCTCCGCCTCGCGGCGGTGGTTTCCCGGTCTATCTCCCGACAGTCCGGGGCCTGGTCAGCCTTTCGGGCCGATTACAGGTACTTTTTGATCTCCCGCTTGAAGGTCCGCATGTCCGTCTTATCGAGATCGATTTCGGTGGCAGCGGAGCCACTTCCCCCCACCGATTTCGGCGGTTTGGGAAGCGGCGGAGCGGGAGCAGGGGTTTCCGTTTTAGGAGCCGGGGGAGCCTGGAGTTTCGCGACGAACGCGCCCAGCTCGAAAGCCAGGCGATGGGCCGGCAGCTTGGAGAGACGCTCCAGCTCGGGCCGGTTCTTCGCGAGCGCGTAGGCCAGTTCGGCCTTTGAGATGTCGCCTTCGGACTCAATGACGGCGCGGTGCATTTCGGCTGGCAGCCTTTGCGCCAGGTCCTTTACCGTATCCATCACGTCGTCATAATCGGCGTGTTTCGCGCGCGCGGTTTCGACGCTCGAATTCCAGCTCTGTGCGAGGGCCTGGTTTCGTTCCTGCGTGAAGCGCGCGGCCTCTTCGTTTGCGCGTTTCTTCTCACGCTGGTCGATCGTGTAGTTCGTCAGGTCCTGCTGATACTTGTCCCAGTCGGTGTAGTTCTTCGGATCGGGTGGCTGATCGGCCGGCTTCGCTGGCTCGGTTGCAGGTTGCGCCGTTGGTTGGGCAGGTGGCGGGGCCTGTAATTGCTGCAATCGTGCTTCGACGGCTTCGAGTCGCCTTTCGGCTTCCCGTTGCCTCCGGACGGCTTTGTCGATCCGCTTTTGGACTCCGGGAGGGACGGGCGTTTTATCGTCGTCTTCCTCCGTCGGAGTAGTTCCTTCCGCGGGCTCCTGTGGCTTACCCGGTTCCGAGGCCGGGGGCTTGGTTTCACCCTCCGGGGTTGCCGGGGGCGCGGGTGTTTCTGTCGTTTCGGCGGGTTTGGGCTCCGCCGCCGGCGACACCGGCATGTCTCCTTCGAAATCGGTCTCCGCCCATTTGCGGAGGTCCGCCATCGTGGGCTCGATAACGACTGAAGGAGTCGGGGGCACTACGACTGTAGCCATGCTGTTTGGTTGAGTTTCCTCGCGCGGCGATTCTGGTTTAATTCACCCAAGGCCCGCCACGAAGGCCTGAAAATGATTACGCTGCCTGCGGTTCCTGTTCAGAACCGGTGTCCGTAGTATTCATCGGCAAACTGGCGATCTGTTGTTCGTGCTGCTGCTGGATTGCCGACTGCTGGGCCTCATGGGCCTGTTGCTGCTGCTGCAAACTCTGTTCGTGTTGCTGGTCTGCCTGTTGCGTCACCGCTTCGTGCAGGCGTCCGTACTTGGCATCGAGGGCCGCGATTTCCGCGCGCAGCAGCTCGACACCCTGTTGCTGGTTCAGTTCGGCGAAAGCGATCGAGCGCTTCGTCTCTTCCTGCATCGCAACGATTCTTTCCCTCGAGGCGGATTCCACGGCCTTGGTTTCGATCTCCTGGGAGAGCGCGTGGACCTGAGCAACAAGCGCCTCGTGCTGCTGGGCCATGAACTGCATTTGCGCCTGCACCTGGGGTGGGAGCGGCTGCTGCTGGCCTTTCTGTTCCTGGAGCGCCGGCGGAAGGACTTTGCGGTAGCGTTCGGCGATGCGTTCTGAGCCGGGGGCGTCGAGCGAATCGAACAGAATATCGCCCGCGATCTGCATGAAGTTCTTGTCGGCGTTCGCGATCTGGCTGTAAACGTCGAAGGCTTCCTCACGCTGGCTGGTGTAGGACTTGCCCGTGGAGACGGCGACGCCGTATTCGCCCTGGTCGAGCTGGTGATGCACGACCTTGCCGCTTTCCGGGTCCTGGTAGGGTGTCGGCGTGTTCACCCGTACGGTGCTCGTCTTGCCGTCTTCACTCCGGACCGGGACGTTCTTTTCGCCGCGATCGATGATCGGGATCAGTTCGAGGAGAATCCGGCCGAGACACTTACGGCTGCGAGCTTCATTGTCGTGGAAATGGAAGTTGGCGTTGTCGGCTTCTTTTTGCCGGCGCTCGATCGCGATGCCGGCGGTTTCGTTCGACTTCGCGCCCAAGCTGGCATCGAAGATTCCCATCGCCGCTTTGATCGCGTCGACGCACTGGTTATAGCCGATGACTAACGCGCGGATCGGAGGTTCGGAGGTGACCCGTTGCGGCGCCGGCACGAGCTGCTGGGTGCCGTTCACCGTGACCACGACGGGGCGGTATTGCACCACGGCTTGCGGGAGGTTGTTGATGTTCTCCCATTCGTCCTCGTGGTTGGCGATCTGCCCTTCGGCCGCGATGTAGGGCGTCTTCGGCATCTGCCCCACCTGTTCGGCCATGTTGGACACGTATAGGTTGAGCAAGCGTTGAGGGTCTTTGGCGAAGCGGATCAGTGAGAGCGTCCGCCGCTTGCCGTCGACGATCATTTCGCGTCCCCACAAGGGAACGATCGGAATGTAGCTACCGAGCCACTCGGTCTCGTCCAGAATTTCTACGCCGTCGATGATGTACTGGCAGACGGTGACGCAATCTTCTTCGCGGGTTTCGAGGATCGCTTCGTCGGGAAAGTCTTTGGGCAGCTCGTCGCGGTAGGCGATGCCTTCGACGTTCATGCCGCGGGAGAGTTCGTGACGGATGCGGCAGAGAGTGCGCGTCTCGTGTTCGCGGATCCAGTATTCCGCGATCTGCACACCGCCGCCGTCTTTCCCTACCCCGATCCAGTCCGGAGCCGGGTTTTCCTGGTCGGTGTAAAACGAATTGCGGCAGAGTTCCGTCTTGTTGCCGAAGCGCCGTCGATGCTCGTCGGCTGAAATTGTGGTGAGGACGAACCACCAGTCCGAATCAGAGCGGTCATACTCGCGCGCGTTCGGATCGCACAGAACCGAGAATTGATTCTCGATACGCTCGATGCGCAGCTCCTGGTCGAAGCTGCCTTTCTTGTAGCGGGTCGAAACGCGATAGAAGCCGCGGCCTGAGGTTACCTGTTGTTCGCGTGACGTGTCGTAGGCGATGTCTGCGTCGGACTCGTACTCGATGTGCCGGATTCGGCCCTGCAACATCTCGGCGGTTTCTTTGGTTCCCCCGTCGAGCGGGGTAAGCCGGATGGCGGGCTTCGACTGGCGGCCGTCGTTGACGACTTGCGCGGTGAAAGTCTGGAGCCGGTTTTCAGTGAGGACGGGCCGCTCGGCCGCGATGCGCTGGTCTTTGGCTTCCTTGTTCCACTGATCACCCGCCGCAAACGCTACATCTTCGACGGCCTCTTCGCGGTCCTCGCGATCGACGGCCATCGCATACGCGAAGCGCTCCCGCGCCAGGCGCATGAATTCGGTTACGTCTTTGACTTTGCTCGGCACCTTAGTTGAGGTTCTGGCCGCCCGCGCTCGTGGTCTGGTTCGTTTGCACCGTCCACATCGGGTAAGTGTTCGGCCAATACGGGTACGGCCCGTTGTAGGGAACATGTCCGCAGTGGGGGCAACGTCCGCAGTGAGGGCAGGACTGCCCGAGGAATTGCATGTAGGAGGCGGTTTGGCTGTTGCCGAGGTTGTTCAGTTGCGAGTTCTGGATGTCGTTCATAGCGTCGCGTTCATGAGGGGATGCCCGCGCCGGGCAAAGGAGGAAGAAAACCCGGCGCGGGGCCGTTTCGCGCGGAGGGTACGCGCTCATGAGTCGAAACGGCTACCCGGTCTGAGGAGAATTCAGCCGGGTCCGACACCTGATCTATCGGCAATCGTCACGAAAGGCCTTGTCGAGCTTTTCGAGGTAGGTGCGGTCGTCGGAGTCGAAGTGGTGCCGGATGGTCGGGTTGCCGGTGCTCTCGCCCTGGCGCTCGGCCAGGAAGAGGTGGAGGCGCATTTCGAGATCTCGCCGCCATTTTGTGAAGGCGTTCATTTGGCGGGCTTGCGGGCTTTCCCGGCTTTGCGCAGCGCGATCGCTACCGCCTGTTTCTGCGGGCGGAAGGCGTTGATCTCGGTTTTGATGTTTTCGGAAATGACTTTGGGCGAGCTGCCTGGCTTGAGCGGCATACACCGGATTTATCGGCAGCCTGTCAGTGGCAGGTGCCTGAGGTGATTTCCGAGACCGTGGCGTAACCGAGCGTCTTGCCGTCTGACTTCCAACAAACGACGGTATTGGGGCTGCCCGTCATCTGTACCAGGAAATTTCCGTTCGTGCCCATGACGCCGTTGGGGAAGCCATCGAAGAAGTACGCGCCATTGTTCGTCCCGCCAAGGGGAAATCTCAACCCATAGTCGAACGGTTGGATGGCACAGGAGCCGAGAGCGCGGCCTGCATCCTCGTGGTAAAAGCAGGGCGTCGCCGTGGTGATGTTGCCCCATGTCGATGAGGTGGGGACTGTCAGAGCGGAATCCGGCTTGTTGTAGGTGTAGGTGGACCCGCTGTATCCCACCGGCAAAAAGTCAGCCAGATAGTATTGAGAGCCGCCCGCCTTCGTAACCCACACGTTCGTGCCGGCGTACAGCGGGTCGGTGGATTGGTTGAGATTCCCGATGAGAATCTGCCCGTCCACGGTGTTGTCGGTGACTGTGACTGATACGAGACCCACCGGGTAAGTGTCGCCACCATTCGTTGCCCAGGTAATCGCGACATGGTGCACGCCGTTCGTCACGGAGCCGGCACCCGCTCCGGCAAGAGCAGCGGTCGGAGTTTGAATCGTATCTTCCCCGAGGCCTGCAACCCACCAGATTCCGTGCCGTGTCGGAATCACCCACTTGTCGCCGAGGGTGTGTCCTGTCGACGCATTCCAATGCACCACGAGACCATCCGCCACAGCCGCGTCCGTCGTGGTCACATTGACCGGTGAGGAGAAAGCGCCACTGTTGCGAGCCCAGGCGTAGGTATCGGGCGTGCCTGTGCCGACGATCTTGATAATGATCGTCTCTGGACCAGAACCCGTGTAGCAAGGCTGCTCGTTCGCGAGAGTGCCCATGAGCAAATCGTTCAATCCGGAGCCTACAAACTCGCCGCCATGATCGAGAGTCGTCATCGTGGAGAGGGCGAATGCCGGAGTGGCAAAGGCCGCGGAAAACGGTAAGCAGGGAGGCTGAGTGCTCCCGACCTGGATGCCTTGAAAAGGGGTGAGCCCGTTTCTGACAGTCGTTCCCTTGGGCGGCCCCTGCGTGATCTGAGCGAACGCGGCCGAGCCGAGAAACAGGAATAACGCGAGCCGTCTCATTAACAGTGCCTCGCGAGAAGAATCGCGATCGAAATTCCGATCCACGGTAAGTGCTGGTCTGCGAGCTTGCGCAGCCAATGCCGCCGATCGGCGGAGTAGTGAGTCATCATAAAATCAGTCCGGTTACCTTCCCGTGCAACCCTGTGGCGCTGGCGAACCAGGTGAATCCGCCGGCGAACGGGTCTCCGTTCCTCGACTCCACGCTGAACCAGTCACCAGGCGCGAGCGGCTCGCCCGGCACAAGCTGAATGGGGGTAGGGATAGAACGATCTTGTACGGTTACCGTGATCGTCGAGTTCGAGGGGTTCGTGATGCGAACGCTCCTAATCCACAGGTCCGTCAAGTGCTCGTCGGTAGGAACGGTGGGCACGATCTTGTTCAAGACGAAATTGGTGTTGCCTGGCGTCTTCACACTGGATTCATCGGCACATCACGCCATCCAACTATGCGGGTTACGTCGGCCCGCGGGCCTTCGTGGTGGCGGAGGAGGGGCGATCGGCGCTACGGGCTGGGCGAACGTAAGCGCCAGGCCGTCCGCATCGTCAGGCGAATCGAGGCCGCGTTTCTGCATCGACTCTTTGGCTTCGAGCACCAATCGGTCATTGCGATCGTGATGAAATTCGGGGCCCGCCAGGTCAGTTTCTAGCCGGGTATCCCTTTTGTCGATCGACCCTCCCGGCAGCCAGTCCCGCATCTTCATCCACATGTAGGCCCGCATGTTGGCGCAGCGGTTATCTGGAGCCGCAGCGCCGAAGCTGACTTCGAACACCTTGTCGTAGCCGAGCTGCCGGCAGCGATCGACTACCGGGCCGCCGAATCCCGAATCGACGAACGCGGCAGCCGGCTTCACGCCGGCATACGTGGTGGACATCACCTCCGTGAGCTTGGCCGCGATCCGCATCGAGTCGCGCGAGTCTTGCCCGCTAATCCGGACGGGCGGAATCGAGGCTGCGTCTCTTCCCCGGCGGAAGCGGAATACCGTGTTCGCCAGGCCGCCGCGGGCGACGTCGACGCCTACAATGAGCGGATCGTCGGGCATGTAGGCCGGTTCGCGATTCTGCGCGGCGAAGATGCGATCGCTATCGATGTACTGGAGGTCGGAGGCACGAGGAGCTACACCGCGAACACGCACGCGGAAGAAGTCGGAGTCCTCGCCGTAATCGTGCAGCCACTCGTCGATCAGGGCTTTGTTGGTGAACTTCGAAGTTCGGGAGTCGACGACGCGCGTATTCCAACGGCCGCGCTCGCTGCCGAAAACGATACGGTGAAACTTTCCGCTGTTCCGCGTCGGGTTGCCCCACGCGAAAATCATCGGCTCACCGTCAGTCAGTCCGCCTTCGGCTACTTCCCAGATGGCGTCAGGAATGGCGCTCGCTTCGTCGAACAGATACCAGCTCGTCGAGTCGGCCGCGTGTTGTCCGGCGAAGGCCTCGCTATTCTCTTCGCGGCACGTTTGCGCACTGACGAACCACGATTCCGGCCGCTCGACCGATCGAATCCACTCGCTACCGATTTCGAACCACTGAGCCGTGATGCAGAGCTTCGTCCATCGCTGGATGGCTGCCCATGTTTTGGTTTTGAGCTGGGTGAACTTGTTGGCGGTGATGGTGCCTTGTGAGTTCGGCCTGGTCGAGAGAATCCAGTCCGTGAGCCAGGCGGACATGGTGGACTTGCCGATGCCGTGGCCGCTCGATGCAGCTTCGCGGATCGGCTCTACCGCGTTCAGCCCGTCGAAATTGCGGCGCCGGACTTCCTCACCCAGGTGCGCGAGGAACTCGGTTTGCCATTCGTCGGGCCCGGTGTGCTTCTCAAGCGCCGTGCCTTTCTCGCCCCACGGGTACGCCGCGAGCACGAAGCCCAGGGGGTCCGAGTAGAACTGGGCGATGAAATCGACAAGCTCGTCTTCACTGTGGAGGGGCAGGCTTGGGGTCACGGTTTTTCAGGCGCTCTCGCGCGGCTGCCATGCGTACGGCGATGTTGCCCGAGTGCTCGACCTTCACCTTGCGGCCGTACTTCTCGGGCAGCCTGGCTTCGATGAGTTTCCAGAGGAGATCGTTCGCATACTCGCGGACACAGAGCGGGTCTTTGGCCAGCAGCGCTTTGCCCTGTTCGTCGCGCATGATCTCGCCGGCCTCGTTGCGGATCGGCTCATAGGTGAACATGCCCTGGAACACGACGGGCTTCAACGTGCCCCGCGTCGCGCGTTCGATGGCTTCGTCGACGAGCAAACCGGAAAGTTCGCGATCGGCCGCTTCAAACCGCGCGCGGTAATCCGTATCGGTGTCAAGCCATTCGTAATGCTGCCGGCGGGCGACGTCGGCCGCTTCACAGGCTTTGTTCACGCGGCCGGTTTCCCGGAATGCGGCGAGCACGGCATCTTGCCGCGCGCGCTTCATGGTCTCCTGGTGGGTCATGAGAGGTCCCAAAGCAGCATCGAGGCGAGCGCCATTCCGAACGCGATCCACTTCCGCACGGTCATCGGCTCATGCAGAATCGCAGCTCCCACGAACGCGCAGAGCACCAGCGCCATCACAGACCACAGGAGTCCGATATCCATCCAGCCACTGCGCCGATAAGCGAGCCATACCGGAATCGCGGAGCTTCCATACAGCCACACGCCGGCGAAAAGCCGCACATCGGGGCCGGCGCTCGTCTTCAGGAGGTAATCGCCGGAAAGGGCAAAGGTCACTCCCCAAGCGATGAGGAGAAGAGTCACTGCAAACCCTCCCACGCCTTCTTCACGCGCTCCCACTGCTTCAAATCGATCACGCCGGCGCGCAGTTCTTCCACATAGTGGTTGTAGCGTTCCGCGAAGGCGTTCAGCTTCAGCTCGTCAACCGGTGATGCCGGCGAAGTCGCGCGCGCGGCTGCGATGGCCAGAAAGCCAGAAAGACAGAAAGCGCGAATCATTTTTTGGCGTCGAGAATGGTTTTGAGCAACAGGAACAACCACCCGCCACATGCGAGCAACGCTGCAAGTAGCATGCTCATGAGCGTGTAGAGGATCTTGTCGAGCTTGTCTTCGAGCCTGGTGTAGGCCGCGGCATGAGAGGCTACCGTCTCTTTCACGTCTTCAATCGCGCGCTCTTGCACGGCGATCGCCGGGGCGTTCGGGCAGCAGTCGCTTTTCAGGGGGAAGGGGATGATTTTGGCGGCCATGGGTGTCACGCTTTTCAGTTATTGGTCTTAATGGGGAGTAGGAACGTGGTGACCTTGCGCGTTCCGGTGTGCTCTTCGTTGAGCAGCACGGCTTTTTCCGTCTCCGTGATGAGGCCCGATTTCACACAGGCGTCGAAGTGCTTCAAGGGGAAGCTGCAGCTCGCCAGGAACTCGCGCTGCCCGAGCGTCCGGAACAAACGCGGCATGCTGGTGATGGTGCGCTCGTTCGCGTTCTGCGATACCGAAGCACCGTAAACCTGCCCGTTGACGACTTGCTCGCCCGCCGGGGCCATCTCGCCGATTTTCGCCTCGAGGAACTTTACTCGATCGACGTCGGGCTTGATCGCCGCGAGCGTCGGAGCGAGTTTCACCTTCAGGGCTCCCAGCTCGTCGATTAGCTCTTGCATGGAAGCTCCTGGAGCATCTGGCGAAATGCCGCGATCTCGATGGCTTTGTGGACGCCGAGTTTCTTGAAAAGGGACTTCCGATAGCCGCGCACGGTGTGAAAGCTCAGTGCGAGCTGCGAAGCGATTTGCTTGTCGGTTTTGGAGTCGGCGATGAGGAGGGCAACCTCCCTCTCGCGCGGGGTCAATCTCACACGGGATTTATCGGCAAGCCGACTATGCGACGCGCTTCTGTTCGACCAGGCGTGCGCGTGCGAGCCCGATATCGATCACGTTGCGCGCTTCTCCTGTCGAGATTCCCAGACGTCCGGCGACGTCGCGCAAGGGCCGCTCTTCCATGAACCGCATTTGGAGGGCTTCGGCTTCGTGCGGCGGTAAGTGGTCTAAGATCGAGACCACACGGCAGCGGGTTTCCACCGCCTCCGCGGCCTCGGAAGCACGGTGATCCGGGATTTCGATCCGCTCCCCATTGCCTGTTTTCCCGTAAAAATGTGGCGAACGCTCCGGATGGGCATAGGTCCGGAACTCGAATGCATCCTCCACCGACGGGTTGGAATTTTCCCGGAGATGCCGGCGCCGGACCAGCTCGAGCATTTCGCCGCGGATCCGCCTCGAGGCGAAGGTCCGGAAGCTGGCGCCTGAACCGGGCCGGTACCGGCGGGCTGCCTGCACCAGGCCGATGTGGCCCGCGCCCTGGAAATCCTCCATGGAAACCTGGGGATGGGTGCGCCTGACGATGCGCGCGATCAATTCTACGAGGTCCGTGTTTTCTTCAACTTGCCTGTGGAACGACGATGCCGGGACGGACTCCCGGCGGGGCATGACGATGACGCGACCCAAGTGGCCTCTCAGAAAAACTGTATTGAACTGCTGGTGAACACTGGTACTTACGGTACTGTTTTTCACACAGGAAAACAATACCCGCCCTTTGAGGTGGCCGTTTTTCCTATTCCAATAGAAAACCGCGTTCGCTTTTCATTCGATTGTCACTTGGGGGCCATAGAGGTACCCTGACTACCATCGGTCGAGGCCGAAACGAGCGTTTGATTTGGGTTTTGGAAGGGTTTGAAGGGACCGGCCGTTCTGGTTGACCGGCCCCCGTTGCAATAGCGGACTCACTGAAAAGAAAGCGGGTAACCGCGAGGAAACCGCCTTCATGCGAAGGGTACCACAGGGACGGAACCATCGGAATCGGATTTCAACAGGCGGGAGGCGCGCCTGGTGAACCGGTCGATCCGCGGTTTTCTCACTCCGGCATTCAAATTCGGTACTTTTTCCGTTTTTCTATCGCTGGGATCGGTGTATCATTCGATCGATGGAGGGCCGGCCCTTCCAACGCTAGCCTATGGCGTTGGGTTTCGGGGGGCCGGTTCCTCCAACGCTCTACCCGAAACCGGAGCGGTGGTGAGCTGCCCCTCAACGTCACACCCCGAGCATCGAGACCGCACCCCGGAAACAGTCTTGCTTCCGGAAGTAGCGCCGGAGCACGTTCATGTCACGATGCCCGGTCTGGTGCGCGATCAACAAATCGCTGGCGCCACTTTCTCCGGCGGTCGTGACGAAGCCCGAGCGCAACGAGTGCCCCGAGTAGAATTGGGGGTCGAGTCCGATTCTCTGGGCGCACTGCTTCACCACCAGGCCAATGCGTTCGGGGACGAGCGGCAACGCCTGCAAAGCTCCGGTAGACGCGAACCGCGTGAAGAGCGGCCCGGGGAAACCGCCGCGCCGCTCCATCCAGTCAGCGAGCGCGCCCACTGGGCAAGTTTCGATCGCGCTGCCCTTGGGCAATCCGATCATGCGGCCTCTTCCCTCCTGATCGTTTTTCTCCCGGTTGATTCTCAGCAAGCATCCCGGCTCACAGAACTCCACGTCGTTCACGTGGAGAGCCGCGAGATTCGCCGAGCGCAGGGCGCTCACGAAACCGGTGAGGATGATGGCGCGGTTGCGAATGGCGATTGGGGTTCCTTCGGCCGCAAGCGAGATCGCGATCGCGCGCACGTCGGCAAGTTGCAAGGGTCGCATGCGTCTCACTTGTTCGGTGCGCATTCGCTTCGCGCCGTGGATCAGTTGGCGCACGTCGCGAGTGACTGGAGACTTGAGCGAGAGCGCGCGATGCATGTAGGCGACGGCCGCGACGCGACGAGTAGCGGTCGAGGTTTTCTTGCCATCACTCAACATCGAGGTGGCGTAGAGCGAGACCGTTTCTTCCTCTGCCGGCAGCGCGCGCAGCTCCATGTCGAAGCACCATTTCTCGAAGTGCTTCCAGTCGTACTTGTAGCCTTGGCGCGTGTTGACGGCCAGGAGCGACTCAGTGAGTTTGGCCCGCTCGACATGGAGTTGTTCGAGACGGGCAGCGATTTCTGGGGAGGTGTCGAACATTCTCCGGATTGTGCCATCGATCGAGCAGAAACAATAGCTCTGCTTCGGTTATGGACAGCGGGAAAACGCGAGGGTTTCAGTACGCGTTGTAACGCGCGGACGAATCGGACACCAGGATTGTACCTCCCGGATGATGCCTTTCCCACAGAAAGGGGACCTCCACAAAGCCAGTTTTAGCTCGTGAGGCCGCAACACTAGTCGCCAAACTTTACTGCGGCTGTAACGAGTGCAATCCGCGCATGGGAGGCCTGGATTCCATTCTCACATAAACCTCACCTTGCGTGGAAGCCCGTTTTTTCGCGGGTCTAACGATATTTCCAATTTTTGAAGGGTGAGGATTTATGGCTACAGCCACAGTTAACCAAAACGGACAATCGACGAAAGCGAAGAAAGACCCCTACGTAACGACGCCCCCGGGCCAAAAGCACCAGTGCGACAACAGCCACCCGGAATGCGTAGCCCTAGTGAAGCGGATGGGCAGCAAGCGAGGCTACAGCCCCATACCGCCAGACCAGCACCACTGGCAGAGCTTCGCCGGAGAGCCGCCGCTTTACCGCATCTGGGCCTGGCTCTGCGATCACACGCTTGCCTGGGGTCACCGGTGCGAGTACGCGGTCGACAAAAACGGCAACGAGCTGCACCTGGAGCACATCGCGGCCGAACTCGACATGGACATCGCGAACGTGTACCGCTACTGGGACGAAGGCGCCAAGCGGGGAATCTGGAGGGGTGGAAAAAAGACCGAGGGGGAGCGCCGGCTTTTTCTATGCGGGAGCGTAGCCGAACCCGCGACGGAAGAAGCGAAGAAAAAAGTCTGCGCAGACAATTTCCCGCTTCACATCTGGAAGCAAATAAAGGACTGGCCCCCCGAAGAGCGCGATCAGTTCAAGGCTGAGCTGGAACGGGTCGACGAGGAATACAAACAGGCTCTTTCAGCAGTAACAGCAGGGCTCAGACACATACGTGCTCAGAAAGAGGATAGCGTATGTGACCGTCGGGGTGTCAAGAATAATCGACAGGAGCACAAGAAAGACGGCGAGAGCGACGAAGAGGCGGCCGCCCGGCGGGCCCGGTTCGAGCCGATCCTCCCCGCCCTTGAACAGTATGTGCAGACAATTGCGACTCCGCACACAGTCGAAAACGAGACTTTGCACAAAACCGAAAATGGCTCCGCACAAAGCCAAACCGACGACGCTACCTTATTGCCTGTATCCCCCATTAGCGGAGGCGAAGACAAAGCAGGCAGCTCGCTACTGGATACAGGCGCGCGGGGCTCAGCAGCCAAACCTTTCCAACAAGGCAAGAAGTCCAAGTACCTACCCGCGGACGAATTGCCCGATTTC